GGTTGGTGTTGTTCACCCTTCACCCCTCCGCGCCGCGAACAGAGTTCTCGCCGCCCGGAAGACCGTCACAGCCATGGGAGCTGTCACGGTTAAGCTTTATGAGCTTTTGCGTTCTTGGTTTTACCAACGTTCTCGCATCTGCGAGCAACTGCGGTTCTTCATTTGGTATGTTGTACTGGCTTGCATGTCCAGCTTCACAGACCTCCTTCTCGTTCTTACTGCAGCGTCCGCCTTCTTGACCTGCTTCGTCTGGGCCAACTTTACTGTCTTGCCCATTCTGTCCGTCACACAGAATCGTCTCCTTAACTTCATTGCCTCTGCTTCCTTTTGGCTGCTTGGCATACCTGCACCGTTGGGACCTCTGCGTGAATTTGCCTTATGGTGGCTTGATCTCATGGCACCAATCAAGGACCAGTTTTGCGATGACGCCCCCTGGTTGTGCGTCTTGCTCACTGGTACCCTGTTTGTCATGTACCTAACCTTTGCCACCTTTTATCTATGGACACACTACAGACGTAGCACACAATTTTATCGCCGCAGTTCTACTACTTTGAGAGGAGCGTTTAACAGCACCCCCATGCCCACAGCCTATGCCCACACCAACCATACACATGGATCCAGCGCTGCCGATCGGACGTCTGCCTCACTTTTTGCTGAGGTGTACGCCGACAGCGTTGGTCTCACCCCGTATTTCTACCAGAAGTCACTTTCCGATACACAGAAAGGGCGACTGGGGTCCAGAGACCTGTATTGGGTCAAGGATCTCAGCAACCCCGAGGCTGTTTTTGCCCCCCCGTCGGACGCTTTGCTGGTTATGATCGACGTTGACCCCTACGTCGAGATGCCGGAGTTCATGTCCACCTGTTTCCAACCAATTTTGGTCTATACGTTCCAACCACGTTCCGTCGCCAGTACTGAAAAGGAGGTTGCCTACACCTTTGATGCTAAAGGAGAGGCCACCTACACAGTCACCGGCGGCGGTAGGTACAAACACAGAGTTTGGAACTATTCACAAGACCACTGCCTTGCCAATAATGGCCCCAAACACTTCTTCTTCAACCCCGTTCCTTTGACGACAGCTTGGCTGATTGATCGGAAGGCTTGTGCCGACCATCACGAAGCCATTCTCCTCACGCCCATCATGCGGCAGTGTGGGGAGACCATGTTCGTCAGACGGCCCATACAAGGAGAGCCCCTCACGCGATTCAACCCGGTCGATGGCGAGTTTCTGCGTATGCAGTCTTTCTCCAAAGAGCGGGGATATGTCGTGTCCACTGGGCGGGTCAATGAGCATAATGTTGCCAATGTGCCAAAACACATTGACGAGGCCATCGCCTCAGCGGCACGCACTACGAAACAGTTTTCCTTAGGACATGTCGAGCAGCACTTGGACGGCAAGCAACGAGCAGCCGCCCAGGTATTGTTTGAGTACCACGCCCGTGGCAACCCCAGGCATTTGGACACCGTCTACCCTATTGACGCTTCCATCAACCATTACCAGTACCCCTCTTCCAAGGGGTATGACTTCAATGCGAAACCATCACTGAGACCATTCATGAATCCACTCATCCCGGACACATTTTCGCCCCAACGGACAAAGGGCAATGAAGAGCAAGCAGTTAAAGCACGCGTCACAGACGTGCAATCAGACGTTGTGGCAGACAAAGAAATGCTAGGTTTCATGCGCGATTTCGTACAGGAAATTATCCCAAAAGCACACTTGCTACACCCAACTACCATTGAGGAAGTACGTGAGCGTCAGAACCGGCCTACTCAACGCACCATTGTTGACATGGCCTTGTCCATCTTTAGCATGAAGAGGGTTAATAAGTTTTTCCAGAAAGCAGAATCCTATGGGGAGGTTAAAGCCCCGCGCATCATCTCTACGGTCAACGGCAAGGACAAGGTGGACTATTCAAGGTACGTCTACGCCTTCGCAGATGGGGTGCTGAAACGCCAGAAATGGTATGCCTTCGGCCTCAATCCCATCCAAGTCGCCGCTGCCGTGGTTAGAGTGTGCGCGGGTGCCCAGAGACACGTGCTCAACTCGGACTTGTCTAAGTTCGACGGGCACGTGTCACCCCTCCTAAGGCAACTGGAGCTGATGGTCCTGCAAAGGGCTTTCAGCCCGGCGTACGCAGATGAGCTCTATGAGCTCCATGGACACCAATATGGCCTCCCTTCCTTTGGGGCCTTTGATACCATGTTTACTGCCCCTACCGCTCGCATGAGTGGATCACCGGAAACATCAGCCCTCAATTCCATCGACAATGCCTTCATCGCATACATCGCATTGCGTATGACTAGGCAATACAATGACGCCCACGCCCCATACCTCACTTCCAGTGAAGCTTTCGCCCGCCTTGGCATTTATGGCGGTGACGACGGCTTGACAGGGGATGTCGCAGCAGAGATTTACGCCAACGCCGCCAAGCGCGTTGGCCAGAAGACCACCACGGACCCCATTGCCCGAGGTGAGTTTGGCATTAAGTTCCTCGCCCGGGTCTATGGCCCGCTGGTTTGGTTCGGCAACCCTAGTAGTTGCTGTGACCTTCCCCGCCAGCTGGTCAAGTTCCACACTAGTGTGGAGATCTCAGGTGTTGAACCAATAGAGAAACTTGTGGAGAAGGCCAGGTCCTTCTACATCTCAGATGCCAACACGCCCATCATAGGGCCCTTCTGTCATCTCACTTTGCTAGCATTCTCACGTGGAGTTTACGGCCCACAGAGCAAGATTGTCCTTCCCACCGCAGCCCCCTACGCACGCTACGGCACCAGTTCCAATGAGGCTGACATCCAATACCCAAATGACAATTATGATGGTTGGATGTATACCTATGCGAACAAGGCACTCCCGTTGGCCGACTCGGACAACTGGACAAAATGGCTGAACACCATATATGCCATGGATCCTCCTGCGAGACAGCTCAAAGAACTATTGAAACCCCGCATGCTCTGCGCGCAGGTGTTGCCTGACCCGCCCCCAGTTCCTGAGGGCGTCATGGTCAACAATGCCATACCAAATCCCACCCCAGCTGCGAAGCCCGAGAGCAAACCCGAGGCCAAAGAGGAGCGCCGGCGCCAGTACACTGACCGAAAGGGACGTGATGACAAACACACCGACAAACGCTCACCTAGGTCGACCACACCTCCCGGACCCCCGCCGTCGAAACGCCAGCATTGCAACCAATACTTGGCACGAGGCACCTGCACATTCGGCACCACTTGTAAGTACCTACACAAGCGGCCCGATGACGGCGAGGGGGTTGGCAAACCAAATTGAAGCAAATAAAGCTACGAACGTGCATTCGTTATGCACGCGCGCGCC